GGACCGGCAGATACGCCTGAAGCATCTTCATGTCCGCGTCCTGCTGCGCAGGCAGCCCCAGGGCCTCCAGGCCCGGCCCCGCGCCCAGCGCGGCGCCCGCCGTGACCGGCGTGTCCGGCTGCTGCGACGGGGCCCCGAAGGCGGGCCCCGTAGGCAGGCTCAGGCCTGCCAGTAGACCCGGGGCGGCCTGGTCGCCGCCCGGCTGCTGCGCCAGCGGCGCAGCCTGCTGGAGCTGCCGCAGCTGCGTGGCGTCGCCGTACGCGCCGCCCGTCGGCACACGGACCGGCTGCTTAGGGTTCGCGGCTGATCCGTCTGTGCGCTTCGACAAAGCCCCCGGCCCGGAGACCGGGGCGGGGGAGCTGGGGGTCCGCTGACCCCCACGGCCATCGGCCATGACTCCTCCTAGAACCTGTTATCACTTTCGCCGTACGGCGAAAGTGATCAATGGGCCCTCATGCCGTCGTTGTCGCCGGTCGGCGCCGGGGTCGGCGCCAGGGACGAGCTGTTCCAGGTCTGGCCCACGTTGCTCGGCGCGGCGGAGCGCGGGTTGGTCATGGCAGTGGACTCGTCCGGCATCTGGGTGTGCGGGCCGTTCATGCCGCCCTTCAGGGCGTCCATCGGCTGACTGGCGCCCTCGTGGAACGGGTCGCCCGCGAAGCCCTCGGCGTACATCTCGCTCATGCTGATCACTTCCTGTTCTTCGGGTCGCTGTGCTTCGCACAGAACTTCACGCGCTTGTCCTCGCTGCGGCGCGGCTCGGAACAGCCGTCGAACGAGCACAGCGAGCCGGCGAAGTCCGGCTCGACAAGGTTGCGCGCGTGCTCGCGCAGCACCTCGGCGCAGCCGATCCAGTGGCCGTCGTCGCGGCCACACTTCCTACAACTCATGCCGCGATGCTCCTCTTCACGCCAGCCGTGATGTTCGGCTGGCCCGATGACGTGAGTCCGGCCAGCAGAGTCTGCATATCCGGCCGGCCCCCCGGCCCCATGCCCGCCTGACCGGGGGCCACCCCGAAGGGGGCGCCCGTGGACGGGTTCTGGCCCTCCAGCGCCCCCTGGGGGCCCTCGACCCCAGGGGCGCCGGGGCCTCCGGCCGCCGCAGGGGGAGGCGGCGGCGGGGTCTGGAAGACATCAAGGATCGCCTCATGCAGAGGCGTCCCCTTCTCACGCTGCGCGATGATCTGCGCGCTCTGGCGCAGCAGCATCGTCGGGTCCATGCCCTGTTGGGCCATGATCCCGATCGACTGGAGGGCGCCGAAGACGCCCTGCTTGAGCGCGTCCGTGACCTGTTCGTTATCGATCTGGATCTGGAGCGCGTTCACGTCCACATCCATCGGCAGCTGGCGCTGCACGAAGTCCCGGGGGACCAGCTGGTCCCCGCGCAGCTGGAGCAGGAAGACCAAAGCCTGGTTCGGGTTCATCCCGGCGGCGAAGCCGTACGTCACGCTGACGCGGTAGTCCCCGCGGATGTCCTTCGCGGGAACGTACGTCTCCTGGAACGGCGTGCCGTTGATCACGCCGGTCACGGTCTTCTTCGCGTCCGGCCAGAACTTCTCGTCCATCTCGAAGCACAGCTCGATGGCGCCCTTCAGGGCGTGGCCGATGATCGTGTGCCCGGTGGCGATCTGAATGTCGTACGAGCCGTTCAGAGCGTCCACGCCCTGGCCGGTGATGATGGACGCGTGCACGTCGCCGGTGGCGCTGGCCGGCGTGCGCGTCCCGCGCATCACCTCTTCGGCCAGCATCCCCTGCTGCTGGAACGCCGCCACCGGCACGTCCGTGCCGACGCGGCGAATCTTGTCCGGGTTGGCCGTCCTCAGGACGGCGTTGTCGCCGAAGCTGATCTTCTGCACGTCCGGCGGCACCGCCAGCGGACTGCGGACCGTCTGATTCGTGGCCTCCAGGCCCAGCACCGCAATGCGGTTCCTGGCCAGGTGCGGATAGATCACGTCATCGAACTGGCCGCGGTCCTGCTCATCGAAGGACGGCTTGACCGCCACGCGCACCGGACACTTCCCGAGCGGGTTCGGCGCCTCCATGAGCACGAGGTTCCTGCGCTCGGGCATGTAGAGGATCGTGGAGGTCTCGTCCTGGAACTTCACGACCTCCAGCTCCGCCTCATCGGAGCACCCCTGGCGGTTCGCCCAGTCGCGACCGTAGATCCGGTCGCGCAGCTCCGGGAACTTCTGGGCAATCTGGATCGCCTTCTCGCGCCACACCTTGGTGTAGCTGCGCACGTTGCCCCAGCGGTCGAACTCGGGGTAGGAGCCCATGGGATTGTCGAACCGCATGCGCGGGCCGCCGAAGGTCCAGGCCGGCTCCACGATGATCGGCAGCGAGCCGTAGGTGACGTACCAGTCGCAGGCCTGCGCCATCCGGGCCTCAAGCTCGGACTCGATGACGTACGAGTACGCGACCTTGGTTTTCTTCGCCACGAACTTCTTCGCACGATCCGAGGTCGTGACGCCGGTGGCGCAGTTGATCGACGGCAGCGCCGCCAGGTTCTCCGCCAACTGCCGGGCGGACGTGTCCAGCACGTTGGCCACGATCGGCTTCGGCCACGCGTCCGGCAGGCTGCCGGGCTGCACGTTCTGGATCTTGCTTGCGCGCACGTCGTGCACCAGCTGGTGGCGCGCATCGCGCTCGGAGTGGAGAGCGCGCAGCGAGGCGACCCGCCGAGCCACCCGGACCATGCGGTCCGTGTCTGTCGCCACCATCACATCAGCCACGCGCCACCTCCTTACGCCCTGTTATACCCGAAGTGCTAGCGCGAAAGCGCTAGCACTCAGCCTGCGAGCCTGGCCGCGAGGGCGTCCAGCTTCGCCGCGAGTTCCTGCACGGCGGCCAGCGCCGCCGCACTGTTCTTCTCCGCATTCACCAACGCGGCATGCATGTCGTGCTCGTCTCCCGCCGTGCGGTTCTTGTAGCCCCACACGGTGATGGCGTCCGCCTTGGTCAGAGCCACGGCGTCCTCCTTGGTCTCGATGGGCGCCGCAGGCGCCTTGGGGGCGCCCCAGACGCCGGGCTTGGCCGCCAGACACGCGGCCACGGCAGCGCGGAACTCGGTCATGTCAAAGCTCGGGTCGGACTTCCAGTCCGACCACTCCTTGTGGCCGATCACAGACTTCTCCGACCAGCCGTGATGGCGGCAGATCGCCGCCGCCCACCGCACCGCAGAGCGGTACTGCTCCGCCGGGTACGGATCGCTCTTCGTGCCCTGGTTCGAGATCTCCAGGCCGTAGAAGTGCGCGTTGCCGTCCACGGCGCTCGAGGAGCCCTCGTGGTGGTGTGTGGCCGGCAGGGGTGTCCTCTCGGCGACCACGGCCGCCAGAACGGCCGCGTCGCCGCCTCCGGCATGGTTGGCACGGCCGTTGGCCGTCATGGTCACCGTGCCGCTCTTGGCGAGATAACCGTGGGCCAGCGGCCCCGGCAGGTCGGAGCGGCCCGACCAGACCACGCTCCCGTCGCCGGGCGCCGACCCGGCGGTGTGGTGGATCATCACGCCGTTCATCGGGCCCCAGCCGCCGTGCCCGTTGCGGTTGTGGTCACGCCATCCGGCGTGCTCCACGACGTGGAGCCCTTCGGCCTTCAGGGCGGCCAGGAACTGGTCCGCCGTCATCGGGGTTGCCATCAGAACCTGCCATCCCATGCCTGGATCTCGCCGGAGGCGAGAGCCATCTCCAGATCGATCACGAACTGGCCCTCGCGGTCGCGGTCGGACATGAACTCGTTCACGTCCGCATGCCAGCTCGAAGAGCCGTCCATCATCAGCTCACGGCAGCGGATCTCCACGAACCACGCGGCCATGACCGTGTCGGTCAGGCCCTTGGTCTCCGGACTCCACGCCACCAGCTGCTCAATGAAGTTCCGCACCGGCTCCGACTGCGTCTGCGACGGCAGGCGGATCAGGTTGCGCCCCTCGCGCCAGCCTTCGAAGAGGCTGGCCATCGAGGCGACGCCGAAATCGGCGTCCCACTTGTTGCCGTTCGTGTGGTGCGGGCTGATGATGCAGCCGCGCGCGTGGAGCATGTCGCGGATCAGCGCGTCCTGGACGATGGACGCCTGGTAGGCGTTCTTCTCCACGCGCCACTCCGATACGCCGTAGCGCTCGGTGATGCGCTTCATCTCCGCGCGCATGTCGTGCGGCGGCATCTGCCGCCTGTTCACGATCTCCAGCACCCACCGCACGCCGGTCTGCCGGTCCAACGCCCACACCTGCATCGCCGTGTACCCGGCGGCGGCCGGGTCGATACCGGCGATGACGATCACGCCGTCCATACCGAAGCGCCGGTGGTCGGACTGGCCGGCCATCAGGCGCCCGGGATACCGGGCTCGGTCCACACAGCCCTGCACGTCCTCCTGCTTGAAGACGCTGTCCTCGGCCACCTGCTCCTGCATGTAGACCATGGACCAGTTGCGAGCGCGCATGCCGCGCCGCTTCTTGGCCAGGGCATGGCCGTGCCACATCGGCCACAGGCCGTTCTTCGGCCAGCCCTCGGCCTCGGCCGCCTTGCGGCCCCGGATGCTCACCGGGGGCCGGTTGGTCAGCGGCCAGAGCGTCTTCCAGTCCTTCGGGTCGTCCGCGTACTCCAGCACGGCGGGCTGCGACAGGTACGTCCAGTCACTCTCGCCCTCCACGTAGTACTGCGGGCGCCGGATCTCCGAGTACAGATCCACGGTGTTCATGCGCGTGCCGATGAGCAGCATGCGCCCGCCCGCGTCCGCGACGCGGGAGGCCACCTGGTTCTGAATCCAGTCAATCTGGTTCTCGAAGTCGTGGTGGTTCGTATGGTCCACGCAGTCGTCCATGATGGCCAGGTCGCAGCGCGAGCCGTAGATCTGGCCCTTGATGCCCTGCGCCTGGACCGTCGGGTCCTTCTCGCCGG